TCAATCATAAAGAGGCGCTATGGCTGACCCTGCCAAGACAGTAGATCAAAACATTCTGCCTGTCCAGGCGCTGTTTAATTTAGACAATACGTTTAATACATTTATTGGTCAGGGTCAGCCTTTTTACGCCACTTTGAACCCGTCTCAATCGGGACTGAGCATTACAAACAGCACAATCAATAGCACCACAATTGGTGCTTCTGTGCCATCTACGGGTGTTTTTACAAGCATTTTGACAACAACGGGGCAAGTAACCACTTCCCCAACTGCCAACACAGACATTGCCAACAAGTTCTATGTTGATAGCGTTGCCCAAGGGCTAAACCCCAAGCAAGCGGTTAAATGCGGAACGACTGCAAACATTACCTTGTCGGGTCTGCAAACCATCGACACTTACACCACTTTGGCGGGTGATCGTGTCCTGGTTAAAAATCAAAGCACATCGTATGAAAACGGCATTTATGTGGCTTCTGCGTCCACTTGGACAAGAGCGACTGACATGGATGTGTGGGCAGAAGTGCCAGGCGCTTACACCGTTGTTATTGGTGGTTCTGTCAATGCAAACACAGGGTGGGTTTCCACTTCTGCGACAACAGGCACAATCAACGTCACCGCCATCACGTTTGTTCAGTTCTCAGGAACGGGGACATACTTTGCGGGGACGGGGTTAACTTTAACGTCTAACACGTTTTCAATTACAAACACAGGCGTGACAGCTGCTGCCTATGGGTCTGCATCTAAAACCCTGACAGCCACAGTTAACGCACAAGGCCAACTGACTGTTTTGGCTGACACAAACATTGCCATTGCCAATACCCAAGTTTCGGGTTTGGGAACAATGTCCACTCAGAACGCCAACAATGTAGCAATTACGGGCGGGACGATTACAGGAACGCCCATTAGCGGTTCGACTGTGGGTGGCAGCACAATTACTGCGTCCACTCAGTTTGATGGTGCTGGAACGGGTTTAACAGGCACAGCAAGCGGTTTATCCATTGGTGGTAATGCAGCCACAGCGACAACGGCAACAACTGCCACAACTGCGACAACAGCAACAAATTTAGCGGGTGGTGCAACGGGTTCAGTTCCTTACCAAAGCGCTGCGGCAACAACTGCAATGTTGGCTGCGGGGTTAAACGGTCAAGTTTTAACCCTGGCAAGCGGAGTCCCATCTTGGGCAACCCCCACAACAGGAACTGTGACTTCTGTCAGCGGTACAGGCACAGTCTCAGGGATTTCCCTAAGTGGCACAGTTACCACATCTGGAAACCTTACTCTGGGCGGCACATTAGATTTGTCAGCGCCCCCTGCGATTGGTGGAACAACGGCTAACACGGTAAGAGGCACAACAATCACGGCAACAACTAAGTTTGTTGGCCCGTTCTTTGAGGCCGCTACAAGTGCGGGCGGTGCTTTGCGTAATTCGGGCGGCACAAGTCAATTGTCTTGGGGTGCGGGCGGTGGTGATAACCTTACATTAAGTGTTTCCACTAACATCAATGGCGCAAATGCTCAGATTGACATAAGCCCTACAGGGACGGGTCATGTCCACATGAAGCCAACAGGGACAGGCTCAATTGAGATTGCCCCGACAAACCTTGGCACAATTAATAATATGTCCATTGGTGCTACTACGGCATCAACGGCTAAGTTCACGACAATTGATTTCAGCAGCACTTTGGCGGTATCGGGTTCAACAGGATCGTCAGGCCAAGTGCTTCAGTCTAATGGTGCATCAGCCCCAACTTGGGTGACTCCTGTAGCTTATGCAACGGTTACTGATGACACAACCACTAACGCAACCCGTTATCCCTTGTTTGCAGCCGTTACTGCGGGTAATTTAACGACTGAGTTTGTCAGTTCTACCAAGTACCAATTTAACCCGTCTACGGGCATTCTGACAGCCACAGGGTTTAGCGGTTCAGGTGCTAATCTGACAAGCATTCCTAACGCTGCCTTGGTTAATTCTAGCGTCACGATTGGCTCAACTGCGGTGGCTTTGGGTGCGACTGTGACTACGTTTGTGGGTTTGACTTCTGTTACATCCACTACTTTTGTGGGTGCGTTGACGGGTAATGCCTCAACTGCGACAAGTGCAACAACCGCAACAAATGCAACAAATACTGCGATCACAGACGACACAACGACAAATGCGACTTATTACCCAACATTTGTAAGTAATACAACGGGTAATTTGCCACAGACAGTTTCGTCAACAAAGTTAAAATACAACCCAAGCACAGGCGCTTTAACCGCCAATCAGCTAATCATTGCACCGTAAGGAAATATCATGGGACAACTTGTTTTTCAAGCAACATTAGGCGGGGCAGTCAACTTGGTTGGCCCAAACACAGCATCGACTTTTAACTTAAACGTCCCCGCTGTTGCAAGCACCATTGCAACATTGGCAGCGCAGACCTTTGCGGGAACGCAGACATTTACTGTTGACGCTGTTGTCAATGGTCTAACAGTAGGCAAGGGCGCAAGTGCTGTGTTACAGAACACCGCAGTAGGAATAAGTGCTTTGGCGGCTAATACGACTGGTGCTAACAATACTGCCGTTGGTTATCTTGCTTTGCAAACTGTTACAACAGGGCCAAGAAACACCGCTATTGGGCGTAACGCTCTTAATTTAGTGCTTTCTGGTTCTGACAATACTGCGGTTGGTCATGCTTCACTTGAAAATAATACGGGTGGAGATAATACTGCTGTTGGCACGGCATCCCTACAAGCCAATACAAGTGGGCAATTTAATGTTGCTATTGGCCGTTCTGCACTTACCGCTAACACCGTAGCATCAAACAACACTGCTGTAGGTTATCAAGCGGGGTATAACATTGTTACTTCAGCAGGAAATGTTTGTTTGGGTTATCAAAGCGCATATAGTTTATCTAGTTCTGGAGTTGGTAATTTTGTAACAACTATTGGTTATCAAGCATTTTATTATGGATTAGGTGATGGTAATGTAGCAATTGGTAGAAATTCTCAATATGGTGTAAGTGGCTCAACAAATGGTAGTGTCAATGTTTCTGTTGGTAATAATTCGCTTAAAAGTATTACTTCTGCTTCTGGGTGTGTTGCCATAGGGAATGATGCTCTTGGTTTAAACACTTCTGGTTCTTATCATGTTGCCGTAGGTTATCAGGCTTTATATAACAATACAGGGGCAGGACAAGGAAGTGTTGGTCTTGGATATTACGCTGGAGGCACTCTTACAAGTGGAACTAATGGCGTATTCCTTGGTTATAACGCACAACCTAATGCGGCAACAGACACAAACGAATTAGTTATTGGGACACCAAACACAACTGGTAAAGGCTCAAACACAGGCTTTATTGTTGCGTATAACGGCTCTACTTATGGCGGTATTTATCAAGGTAATAATTCTGCTTCTTGGTCAACTACTTCCGATCAACGCATTAAAAAGAATGTTGTAGATGTTGCCAATGGTTTGAGTGTTATTACTGCTTTGCGCCCTGTTGAATTTGATTACAAAGAAAACGACAAGCATGAAGTTGGTTTTATTGCTCAAGAATTCCAACAAATTTTGCCAGACCAAATTATTTATCATGCACCTAATGAAGCTGAAAAAGAGTGGGTCGATGATGAAGTTATGGGTATTCAGCCAAACTTAGTCCCATATTTAGTCAAGGCAATTCAAGAACTCAAAGCAGAATTTGACGCTTACAAAGCATCACATCCATAAGGACTGACATGACAACTTTCACAACCACAATCACAGCAATGTACACATTGCAACAGCCTGACCCTAACTATGTGGTCAATGCGCTATGGCGTGTAACTGGCGTTGATGGTACGCATACAGTCTACATTGATGGCAATACACAATTTAATTCTGCTGACCAACAAGGTGCAATTACACCTTATTCAAGTCTTACAGAAGCAATCGTCATTGGTTGGATTCCTGAGTCAGCCATCACGAGCGCACAAGCCTGTGTGCAGGGTCAGATTGACTCAATGATTACACCTCCAGTTAGCCCCGCTAACACACCACTTCCTTGGTCGCCATGAACTACCAATGGTCAATCACAGGAACACAAGCCCAAGATGGTTTGATTCTCTGTGCTAAATATCATGTGATTGCAAAGGAAGATGACCTATCTGTTGAGACAGAGGGTTATTGGACTTTTGACAGCCCAAAACTATCTACACCCTTTGATCAAGTGACAGAGGAAATGATTGTTGGTTGGATTGAAAAAGAGACTATGCGAGATGGCGTTTGCGTAATAAAATCAAGGTTACAAGAACAATTAGATTCTCTGAGCAAAAGCCAGTTTACGCCCCCGCCCTGGCAGCCTCAGACTTTCACCGTGGAAATGTAAGGAAACACTATGGCTGTGCCTTTTGACATTGTTAGCCGAGCGCTAAAAGACATTGGCGCATTAGAAGCTGGTGAAACCCCGACTCCTGACGCAGCGCTTGATGCGTTTGAAATGCTGAACGACATAATTGACCAATGGTCAAACGAAAACATGATGGTTTTCAATGTCACAGAAATCATTTGCCCCGTCATTTCAGGACAAACCCAATACACAATTGGCCCTAACCCATCGACTCAAAACTTTATCGGTGCGTCTTTCACAGGCTCAATTTCAGGAAATATCCTGACCGTGACTGCCATAGCTTCAGGCGCTATTGCCCAAGGGCAAACCTTAAGTGGCACAGGAATCACAGCGGGAACAAAGATTACGCAATTTTTGACGGGTGCGGGTGGCAACATCAATGAAACAGGCACTTACCAAGTCAACATCAATCAAACCGTTGCATCCACTTCAATCACCGCTTACTACCAAAAGCCACTAAACATTGATTCTGCGTTTGTCAGGGTTAACACCACATCTAACGGTCAGCCGATTACAGGCGGTGGACTTGATTACCCAATGTCGGTTTTGGAACTGCACAGTTATCAAATGATTGGTTTAAAGACGCTAAGTGGCCCGTGGCCCAAGGCGGTTTACTTTAACCCAGGCGCTGATTCGGGCAATCTATTTATTTGGCCTAGCCCCTCCCAGGGCGAAATGCACTTGTTTGCAAATACCTTGTTTAGCCGTTACGACTCAATGTATGAGGACATAGCGCTGCCACAAGGCTATTCAATGGCTCTCAGATGGTGTTTGGCAGAGCGTTTAATGCCCATGTATGGCAAAGCCTCTGCAACGCAAATTGCGATGATTCAGACGTTTGCAGGGCAAGCCAAAGCTACCCTGAAACGCACCAATATGTCGCCATTGCAAGTGGCACGTTATCCTGATGCCTTGTTGGTTAACAAGTCAAAGGACGCAGGCTGGATCCTCACCGGAGGCTTTATTTAGTACATTTCTAAATAACATTAGAACTATGTATTACGTTTATCAACATAAAACAGCAGACACTAACTCAATTTTTTACATTGGGAAGGGTAAAGGTAAGCGTGCCTTTACAAAATGCAACCGCAGTCAATATTGGAAAAATGTTGTTGCCAAGCATGGTTTGCAAATTGATTTTGTTGTTAAAGATGTTGATGAAGAATTGGCATTTTTGGTTGAATCTGAATGTATTGATCAAAACAAAAAACTTGGAATTAAGTTGATCAACATGACTGATGGCGGTGAAGGTGCATCAGGTTACAAGCATACAGAAACCCACAGAGAAAAAATGAAGGGCAATAAGTTTGGCGCTTCAACATGGGGCGTTAACTTTAAAGGCCAAACCCATTCAGATGAGCAAAAAGCTAAGTGGGCAATTACCCGCAAAGGCGTTACGTCACCCCGTAAAGGTGTAGTGCTTTCTGATGAAACAAAGCGTAAAATGAGCCAGTCTAAAACGGGTTTGGCTAATTTAAAAAGGCGTGTTTTATCTGAAGATCAAGTCAGAGAAATACGAGCATTATTGCCACATCACTATATTGCCGAGATAGCCAGGCGCTACAGCGTTGGCGAATCCACTATCCGCAGAATTCGGGATGGTGAAAGATATGGAGAAATAACATAATGCCAGATTTCGGTTTTGTAGGCGCATCATACGAAGCACCAAGCATCTACCAAGATGCCCAAGAGTGCATCAATTTCTTTCCTGAAGTTGACCCTGTTAAACAACAAGGTGAGCGTGGGGTGATTGCGCTTTATCCAACGCCAGGCTTAACCGTCAAAGCTGTTTTCCCTAACCAACAAGAAGTTCGTGGGCTTCATGCTGTCTCAGGCGGTGAGCAGCTGATTGCGGTCTGTGGGCCTTACGTCTATGCGCTGACAGCTAACCTTGTACCCTCTGTGATTGGGCAGCTTAATTCCAGTTCTGGAATAGTCAAGATTACCGACAACGGGGTTAATGTTTACATTGTGGACGGTGCTTATCGTTACACATGGTACATATCAAGCCCCGCAGCAGCTATATTTACAGGCTCAACAAGCGGCACAACATTGACCGTGACAACCGTTTCTAGCGGAACAATTGCCATCAATCAGTCTTTGTATGGAATTGGGGTATTGCCTGAAACCGTGATTACTGCGCTTGGCACGGGAACGGGCGGGACGGGAACTTACACGATCAACAGAAGCCAAACCGTGGCTTCAGGAACTTTAAATTCGGCAACCGTAGGCGCTGTGGTGACTGCAACAATTGCGGGGACAACAATGACCGTTTCTGCGGTTGCATCAGGGGTTCTTCATGTTGGACAAACCGTCCAAGGCGTTGGCGTGACCATTGACACAATCATTACCGCTTTGGGTACGGGAACGGGCGGGATTGGAACTTACACTTTGAGCGTGGCAAGTACGGTAGCGGTTGGCGTGACCATGTTTGGCATTAACTTTTCTGTTTTGCCCTCTAGTGACGGTGCTTTTAGCGGTGCAAACACGGTGGATGTGATTGACAACTACATTGTCTATAACAACCCAACGACTCAAGAATGGGGATCGACTGACCTTTTGTCGCCCATTTCTCCCAACACTAGCTATTCTTTAAAAGACGGTGCGCCTGATGATTTGGTGGCTTTGATCGTTGATCACCGTGAAGTTTATTTGATGGGTGAGATTTCCTCAGAGGTTTGGACTGATGTGGGAACTGTGCCGTTTCCCTTTCAGAGAATCCCTGGCACATCTACCCAACACGGTATTGCAGCGCCTTTTTCCCTGTATCGACTTGGAAACTCATTTGCTTACGTTTCACGCAATAACCGTGGACAAGCGCAAATCATGCAAATGCAAGGGTACGTCCCCCAAAGAATTTCTACCCATGCGGTTGAGAACACATTAGCTAATCAATACGTTGAAGATGCGATTGCGTGGACTTATCAGCTTGAAGGCCATGAAGTTTATGTGGTGACATTTCCCACTTTAAACCTGACATGGGCTTATGACGCAACCACTCAGCTGTGGCACAAATGGCTTTACACGAATAATGACAACGAATATCAACGTCACCGTGGTAATTGCTGCGCTACTTTTCAAGGTTTGGTCATCATTGGTGACTATGAAAACGGCAAACTTTACCAATTAGATAAGACCAATTACACAGACGATGGTCAGAATGTCCGCAGATTGCGGAGAGCGCCTCACTTGGTGACTGAGTTTCAAAGGCAATACTTTGATGAATTGCAGATTCAGTTTCAGCCAGGCGTGGGGACAACGGGTCTTTCCTCTGTCTTGCAAGCGGTCAATTTACAAAGCCCTTACATCATTACCGACACGGGTAC